GCAACACTATTTTAGCCAAAGGGGGCAATCATATTTTAGCAAAAAGGGATAATTCTGCGTGGCCAAAAGGGTCAAAGTTGAGTGGCTTTTCCAATATCCTCACATTGAGGCGGACAGGGAAGTTATTGAAAAGATAGACAAACTGGAAATCGAGATCAGTGCGGTAAAGGATGAGAAGACCAAGGTATATGAATCAGTCGTTGCGTCACTTCTGACATTACGGACATTCAAAAGAATCAAAGAGAATTTCCCTGAGGCATACAGACATATTGCCTGCTATGAAGATAAGGGAAAAACATCCGTATCCCTGCCGATAGACAATATCATGGACACTTTGAAAAAATACACCGTATGACATCTTGGGGAAGTTCACATTTTACAACTTCTCCCCTATTCTGCGGATAATCTGACTTTATTTTTTTATTTGAAAAACAAATAAAATTTACTATTATGCAAGAAACAACTCAATTGAATACACTGACCAACATCGTATTTGTCCTCACGGACGTTTTAGAAACCAACCTTCTAGAAATGCAGCAGCAATACAAGAAGGAAGGCTTTGAACTCAGACACGATTCAAAAAGAAACTTCAACACAGCCATAGCCGCGATAAAGAGATTGAAAAGTGATGTGAATCATTGCAGCGAATCCACTCTGGAAAACTTCGGCAATGATTCTGACATGGTGAACGCCATGTTGCTCACACTGATTGACAGATGCGGTGATGATGACAACCTCGCTTATAAGATGTACGAATACATTAAATCTTTCCCGTCCAAACTGAATCTAGACTTGGATTTGGATAATGCGTTCAGCCACCTGTTTAAAAAGGAGAAGTTATGAAATCGCAGAAAAATATCTTAAAATCCATTGAAGGTCTGTCCGATATAGAACTATTTGTTATTGATCTCTTTTGTGGCGCCGGCGGTTTGTCCGAAGGTGTGGAAGAAGCACGATTGGATGGAAATAGATGTGGAAAGGTTGTTTGCTGTGTGAACCATGACAAGAATGCCATCCTTTCACATGATGCCAATATCCCTGATGCACTTCACTTTATTGAGGATATCCGTACACTGGAACTTTCCCCGATAAGCACTATTGTAGAACGTATCCGTCAGCTATACCCTGATGCCATGATAATGCTTCATGCTTCTTTGGAGTGTACCAACTTCTCGAAAGCCAAAGGCGGTCAGCCGAGAGATGCCGACAGCCGAACGTTGGCAGAACATCTCTTCCGTTATATTGATGTTATAGACCCTGACTACATTCAGATTGAAAATGTAGAAGAGTTTATGTCATGGGGAGATATGGATGAGAATGGGAAACCTATCAGCATGGACAAAGGCCGGCTTTATCAAAAGTGGGTGCGCAATGTCAAGAAGTACGGTTACAACTTTGAGCACCGCATCTTAAATGCTGCCGACTTCGGTGCCTACACCACAAGAAAACGCTTCTTCGGCATCTTTGCTAAAAAGAACTTGCCGATAGTATTCCCTGAACCGACCCACTGTAAAGGTGGTAGGCAAGATATGTTCTCGCGGCTGGAGAAGTGGAAGCCGGTAAAAGATGTGCTTGATTTCTCTGATGAAGGAACTACCATCTTCAGGGAAAAGCCTCTTGCAGAGAAAACGCTTGAACGTATCTATGCTGGACTTATCAAGTTTGTAGCCGGAGGAAAGGATGCTTTCCTTTCCCGTTACAATACGGTTCGCCCTCAAGACACATGCAAATCAGTTGATGAACCATGCGGAGTGTTGACTACTGAAAACCGCTTTGCAAAGGTACAGGTAAGTTTCCTCTCCAAACAGTTCAGCGGACATCCCGAAAGCAAGAATGTGTCTGTAGAAGAACCGGCAGGTGCAATCACCTGCAAAGACCACCATGTTTTTGTTTCTGCTTATTATGGAAATGGACATAATCATTCGGTAGACCTTCCAGCTCCAACGGTCACAACGAAGGACAGGATGGCTTTAATTGAAAGCCGATTTATGTGTTCTTATAACTTTAAGGATACAGGAAAGGATATTAATCAGCCTTGTCCTACACTTCTGACTAAAGACAGACTTTCCCTTGTATCTCCATTTTTTATGAATCAATATTCTGGAGGTGGTCAGGTGTCTGATATAAACTCGCCATGCCCCGCTGTTACCACAACACCGAAACAAAACTTGGTAACATGCCAGCCGTGGATAATGAATACTGCATTCTCAAATGTAGGTAGCAGTATAGAGGAACCCTCCCAGACCATTACCGCAAACAGGAAATGGCACTATCTGATGAATCCACAGTTCAACAGTGCTGGCGGCTCTGTTGATAGCCCCTGCTTCACATTAATAGCCCGCATGGATAAGATGCCGCCCTATCTGGTAGCAACAGAAAGCGGTCAGGTAGCGATTGAAATCTACGACAATGATAGTCCTATGACCGTGAAGATAAAGGAGTTCATGGCACTGTATGGCATAGTGGATATTAAAATGCGGATGCTTCGCATTCCGGAACTCAAAAAGATTATGGGATTCCCTGAAGATTATGTTTTAATAGGCACACAAGCTGACCAAAAGAAATTTATCGGGAATGCGGTGGAGGTTACACAAGCGAGAAAAAATACTGAAGCACTTTGCAAAGTATTGAGAAAGTTGAGATTGAAGAAATCAAAAGAAATAGCTTAATGGAAAATGGAAAACTTATATTAGATGCCTGTTGTGGCAGTAGAATGTTTTGGTTTGACAAATATAATCCTCTTGCCTTATTTGTTGACAAACGTTCGGAAACACTTACGGCCAAGGACAGGGGTAAGACAAGAATCATAGAAATAAAGCCGGATGTAATAGCTGATTTCACCAACCTTCCATTTGAAGACAATTCTTTCTACATGGTGGTGTTCGACCCACCGCACCTGAAAACACTTGGTGCAACCTCATGGATGGCTAAAAAGTACGGAAAACTGCCGAAAGACTGGCAGTCACTCATACACGATGGATTTACTGAGTGTATGCGCGTCTTGAAGCCTTACGGCACTCTTGTATTCAAATGGAATGAAAGTGAGATTAAATCCTCGGAAGTTTTGTCTGCCATCCCGTTTAAACCTCTATTTGGGCATACCACTGGAAGACAGAGCAAGACAATATGGATGTGTTTTATGAAACTGCCAATTAACGAATAACCCGAACAGAAATGAATCTACAATCTAAAATAGCTTATTCCATCGCTTTGCTTCGCAAATGTGAACAAATGGCACTTGATTATGACCCAGAGAATGGTTTTTATTTAGCGTTCTCAGGTGGTAAGGATAGTCAAGCCCTTTACCATCTTGCAGTAATGGCAGGAGTAAAATTTAAGGCTCACATGAGCCTTACAAGTGTTGACCCACCGGAAGTAATTCGTTTTGTAAAACAGAACTACCCGGATGTAGAATTGATTAAGCCAAAGATATCTATCTATGATATGGCTTTGAAAAAACACTTATTGCCTACAAGATCAATCCGTTGGTGTTGCGCTGAATTTAAAGAGATATCCGGTGCTGGCAAGGTTACATTGATTGGCGTTAGAAAAGCAGAAAGCGCCCGGCGCTCTAAGCGTGAAGAGATTGAAATAAGCGGTCATAAATTTAGCGGCAACTTCGACCAATTCTCTGAACACAAAGAAAAGATGGTTACTTGCGTGGGAGGAAAGGATAAAATACTTGTTTCTCCAATAATTCACTGGACTGATAGGGACGTATGGCAGTTTTTGAATGGGAATAGCATAGAGCATTGCTCGTTGTATGATGAAGGCTATAAGCGCATCGGATGTATTATCTGCCCAATGTCTAACTATAAGCAGAAGCTAAAAGATTGTCGGCGTTTCCCTCATGCGAAACATAAATGGATTCAGACCATACAAAAGTTGATTGATGCCGGATATCTCAACCACAACTTTACCGATGCAGAGTTTGGGTTTAATTGGTGGATAAGCGATAAAAATTTTGACCAATATTATGCAGACGAAGTACTGCAACAGAAAATTGAGTTTAACGTATAACGGAACAATTATGAATCAAAAAGCAAAAGATTATATCAGACGTAACACTTTGGATTTGGAAAGTGACAACCGGATGGATTCTACTGGCTATGTGCAATATGCCATATCAGAAGCAAAAGCTTATGCAGCAATAGTAATAGCCGAAGAAGAAATGAGACAAAAAGCCATTGAAGCATTCAAATTTGCCGTTGATGGTTATTTCATAATTGGCGGTACCGATTATTCAGCTAGGAGATTAAATGAATTTATTAAAAAACTTGACTCTTAACAAAATCAGAAAGGAATAAAATGATAATAGCTTGGTTTAGTTGCGGTGTAACATCCGCAGTTGCTTGTAAGATAGCACTAAGTCTGTATGATGATGTGCAGATTTACTACATCGAAACAGGTTCCGGGCATCCAGATAATGTCCGATTTATCTCAGATTGCGAGAGATGGTACGGGCAGCCAATTCATACCATTCGCAGCGATAAGTTTTTCAACGTAAAAGATGTACTGATTAAAAAACGGTACATCAATGGTCCTACTGGTGCAGCTTGCACATTCGAACTAAAGAAACAAGTCCGTTACAAGCTGGAGAAGGAACTTGGTTCTTGGGACGGTCAAGTTTGGGGATTCGACTTTGACCCGAAAGAAATCAATCGAGCTATCCGCTTTAAACAGCAATATCCTGATACAAAGCCGTTGTTCCTACTTATCGAGCGACAGATAACCAAAAAGGATGCAATGGGAATGCTTTGGAAAGCCGGCATTGAAATCCCAGCTATGTACAAGATGGGCTATAATAACAATAATTGTATCGGTTGTGTCAAAGGTGGAATGGGCTACTGGAATAAGATACGGAAGGATTTCCCGAAAGTGTTTGACCGGATGGCAAAAATTGAACGAGAAGTAGGAGCAACGTGTCTGAAAGACCAATCTGGAAAAATATTTCTTGATGAGCTTTCTCCTAACCGTGGAGAAATGCCGGAAGAATTTATACCGGATTGCTCTCTTATATGCCAAATAGAATTTCAAGAATTACTTGACCGGCAGGTAGAACGAGTTTTAAAAGAAGAAATCAGTATTAATGATGTAACCTAATTAGCTTCAAACTAAGAAAAAAAGGAACTAAAAGATGATACTTACTACTGGTAAGATAGTATTCGTTACCGATCCAGATGAATCAGACTGCTATATTGAGAACTTAAGGACGGAGTACAACACAAATCTTTTACAATAGTATTTACAACCGATTATTGATCAATATTTTATAGGTGATAAGTCAGAAATATGGTTGTTGTCTTTAATTGTACATTCTAAAGGGTGAAGATTTAACGTTTTTATTGATTCTTAACTCCTTCGGAAAACCAACTTAAGCTGTTTCTTCTTTTTCAGCACAATTTGCTTTGTATATTCCACTACTATTTTTGGCTCATTGCAAAAGTATAGAATTTTTTGTTTTGATAGAAAAATCGAAATGTTTGCAGTACAGCAGAAAAAGTATTATCTTTGCATCAACAATTTCCGCCACGCCTCTTTACAATGCGTACCAAGGCGGAACTTATTTTTATATACATATGATAACATACACTAAGCAGCCCATAAGTATTGCTGACCAAATAGCAATGTTGAAAAACAGGGGACTTCTGTTTGAAAAGTGAATTGCAACTTTATCTAAATAACAATGAAAAGAATCTTTTTGGCATGTATTTGCTATCTGTTGATTTTGCCTACAGGCTTATGGGCAAAACGAATCATTAAGGTGGCGTGCGTGGGCAACAGTATCACGTACGGTGCAGGTATTTCCAACCGGGAGAAAAACTCTTATCCCGCCCAGTTGCAGTATTACTTGGGCGATGATTACGAAGTCCGCAACTTCGGTTCGAACGGAGCAACAGCGCAGTCGGACGGCGATTATCCGTATGTCCGTACTGGGGTGTACGGCGAATCGAAGAACTTTCTTCCGGACATTGTCCTGATTAAATTGGGAACGAACGACACCAAGCCGCAGAACTGGAAAGACGAAAAGCATTTTATGGAAGAATATCAAACGCTTATCGATACCTACCGCTCGCTGGATTCGCATCCGCAGGTGATTCTGCTCACTCCGGTGCGTTGCTTCCTTACCGAGAAGAACACCATCAGTCCGCGCATTATCGAAGAAAAGGTACGTTTGGTAGTCGAACAGCTGGCTTACGATAACGGACTGGGTATTATTAATCTGCATAATCTGTTTGGCAACCAGTGGGATCAGGCCATTATGCCGGACCGTTTGCATCCGTCTTCTATCGGTGCGGGTGCGATGGCGCGTAAAATCGGCGATTACCTGCTGAATACAGTTCAAAGTAAGCCGGCAGCCATTGTACCCGAAAATGCGACCTCCTTTAATTTTCACGGTTATCAGGGATACGATTTCCAGTTGGATGGGGTTCCTTGCAAAGTGGTACGTCCGGCTAAAGAAGCACAGGGAAGACCCTGGATATGGCGGGCTCGTTTCTGGGGACATGAGCCACAGACCGACATCGACTTGCTGGAGCAAGGTTTCCATGTGGTATATTGCGATGTAGCCGACTTGTATGGTGCCGATAAGGCAGTAAAACGTTGGAACAAGTTTTACAAATATCTGGTGAAGAATGGTTTTCATAAAAAGGCCGTACTGGAGGGCATGAGCCGTGGCGGACTGATTGTTTACAACTGGGCTGCACAGAACTCTGATAAAGTGGCTTGCATCTATGCCGATGCACCGGTCATGGACATCAAGAGCTGGCCGATGGGAAAAGGTGCTTATGCAGGTTCGGCCGAGGATGTGACACGGATGCTGGCAGCCTACGGCTTTAAGAATGAGGAACAGGCTTTGCGCTGGAAAAAGAATCCGCTGAATCATGCGGCCAAGATTGCACAAGCAGACATTCCGGTACTGCACGTAGTGGGCGATGCAGACGATATTGTTCCGGTGTCAGAGAATACAGCCCTTTTCGAAGCAGAAATGAAACGTCTCGGTGCCCCGATTACCGTGATTCACAAACCGGGTATCGGCCATCATCCGCATTCACTGAACAATCCCGAATCCATTGTACGTTTCATACTGAAAGCTACCGGCCGGTGGTCCAACAATTGTACCCATGCCGTTCCCGGAAACGAGTATCGCTCGGCTGCCGGATGGGTGGAAGGCTCGGAGTGGCATTCGGTGGCACAGGATATCGAAACCACGCTGAACGAACGTAAACTGAAACTGCTGTTGCTGGGCAATTCCATTACGCAAGGTTGGGGCGGCATGCGTAAGCTCGTCAGCTACAAACCGGGCAAGCAGGCCATGGACGACGCTTTGGGACAGGGAAACTGGGAAAGTGCCGGTATCTCGGGTGACCGTACGCAGAACTTGCTTTGGCGTGTCCGTTACGGAAACTATAACCGGTGTACTCCGGAATATGTGGTGATTGCCATCGGAATCAATAATCTGGTAATCGGTCAGGACACAGCAGACGATACGGCTGAAGGTATCATCGCTGTTACGGAAGAGGCCTGCAGGCAGTTCCCTGATTCAAAGATTATCCTGTTGGGACTTTTCCCTTCCGGAAAGGAGCAGGGCAGTGCAGTCCGTGAACAGTGCAACCGCATTCATAAACTGCTGGGCGCGCATACCTTCGGAGCTCAGGTCAGTTACACAAATCCTACAGGCTGGTTTCTTGACGAAGATGGAACGATTCGTGACGGACTTTACAGCGGCGATTATATTCACTTCACAGACAAAGGTTATGCTTGTGTAGCCTCACATCTGATACAGTTGATGAAATAACACTAAAAGAAAAATAAGTATGAAAACCACTTTCAAGTTTGCAGGATTGTCTGCTTTATTATTCGGGCAGTCGCTTTGTCTGCTTGCACAGACAGCCTGGCATAACCCGGCGGCCGATTCGCTGTTGCCCATTCAGGGAAGAGCCTGGAATGCGGAAACCGGAAAGGCCTACCAGCGTTTGCCGCAGCGGGCCGAACAACTGGTCCGTAAACCCGTGTGGGACCTGTCGTTGCAGACAGCAGGACTCTATGTGAAGTTTTACACCAATGCTCCACAAATTCAAGTAAAGTATCAGGTTACGGGGGGATTCTCGATGCCCCACATGCCGGCAACAGGTGTCAGCGGAGTAGACCTTTACACGATGGACTGCAACGGGCAGCAATACTGGTGCGCAGCCAACTATCAGTTCGGTGATACAGTGCGCTATACGTATAACGACCTGACATACCGCAACACGCACGATAAGGGAAACGAATTCACCTTGTATCTGCCTCTGTACAACGGTGTGAAGTCTTTACAGATTGGTGTGCCCAAAGGCAGCCGCTTCGATTTCGTGCGTCCGTCGGTCGAAAAGCCTGTCGTGATATACGGAACTTCCATTGCGCAAGGGGCATGTGCTTCGCGTCCCGGTATGGCCTGGACCAATATCCTGCAGCGCAAGCTGGATATGCCGGTCGTTAATCTGGGCTTTTCGGGCAACGGACAATTGGACGAAGGTTTCTTCAAACTGCTGGCCGAAGTGGATGCGGCAATGTATGTGATAGACTGTATGCCGAATATGACGAACGACCGTGTAGGACTTATCCGTCCGCGTCTGGAAAAAGGCATCCGTATATTGCGCAGCAAAAGCAAAGCTCCCATTCTACTGGTAGAGCACGATGGCTATATGGGCTTTTACGCTTCGGATAAGAAAGGAAAGGAGTTCCGTAAGACCAATGAGCAGTTGCGTGCCGTATACGATTCGATGAAGGATGAAGCCGGAAATCTGCATTACATTACGTTTGACGAGCTGGCACTGTCTATGGACAGTCAGGTGGACGGAGTGCATGCTACCGACCTGGGTATGCAGCAGTATGCCGATGCCTATTATAAGAAAATAACCGGTATCCTTTTCCCGGAGCAGGCGACTTTATCCTTTACACCAGGCAGATAGCACCGCGATTCTTTCACATACCAGTGGACAAAGCGGCATGATGAAATTCAGAATTATAATTCAACCGTGCAGCCACAAATTGTAATGTTAGGGAACTTTATCACTCACTTTTGGGGCAGATTGCCTTACGAAAAGCGCAGAATGGCCGATGATGTATGGCAAAAGCTGTTCAGGGGTAAGTCGGTTGTGAATCTGGGTTACGGATGGGACCGGATAGAGAACGTACAGTGGCGGGTGCTGCATGGCGAACTGCTCTTCCGCTTTTTCAGTCAGGAGCCAGTCGGTGATACTTTCCATATCGACAGCCGTACCGAAGAACTCGTCAACATGCTTCTTGTTGTAATAGTTCTTTCCAGCGATGCGGCAGATGAGGATACGGTTGCGTTTGGCGGTGGTATAGAGCCATGACTGCCTGACCTTATAAAGGGACATCACCTCTTCACCGGAATATAATAACAGATAAAAAATGAACAATATTAATTTGAACGAACTACGGAATCGTGCTTATAAGACCGCCTGTGAGCACGGTTTCCATGATAAAGAATTGAGTAACGAACACTGCCTTTGCCTTATCGTTGGAGAGCTTATGGAAGCTGTGGAAGCGGATAGAAAGGGAAGATTAGGAAAGAAATGTAAATCACGTTTTGAAATGGACTATAATCGCTATCCTGCATTAGTGGAAGAAGAAAAGCGATTTAAGTGTTCCTTTAAAAAAAATGTAAAAGATACACTTCCAGACGAACTAAGCGATGCGGTTATACGCCTGCTTGATTTGGCTGGATTAAGAAATATATCCATTGATGATTTTCCTGAAGAAGCGATATATGGTGCATCCGAAAGTTGCGTAGGTGAAACATTTACTGAAAGCATATACGCCATATCCACATTGCCAATTCGTTATTTTTATGAATATAATTATTCTTTTGAAAGTCAGATAGGTCATATGTTATTATCAATCTTCGGGCTTGCCAAGCATATGAACATAGACCTTATATGGCATGTGGAGCAGAAGATGAGATACAATGAACTAAGACCTAAGTTGAACGGAAAAAGATATTGATTATGAAAACAATTATATTTACAATCATATGTATTATCGCCCTATTATGGGTTGGAGATTTCACAATTACATTTAAGCCGTTTTCTATATCACTTCCCAGTTGGTATAAGCCTGTAGGTATCATCCTGTTTGTGTTGGCAATGGCGGTATATAACATTGGAGAATACGCTAAAGGGTATAAGCATGGTTTCGATGATGGGATAAAGAATGTGTTGAAATACTTAAAAAGAAATGCACTTAATGGGAAATATAGCTCTATGAAAGCTCCCAATCAGACTTTATGCCAAATTTGCGTGGCTCCAGCATTCTTGGCTTATTGAAAATCGTATTTGAAGCCCCCTAAATCTTTACTTTAGCGGTAGTTCACAATTTTGTGATAAGAAAAATAGAATAGTTAGTGGTGATTCTTTGGAGTTGTCGCTAATTTTTTTTAAGAAAATTATTCGCAAAAATGCGAATGAATAAAATTAAAATGCTATCTTTGCATTAAAGAAACAAATGAGATGGTAGTAACGTTTGATAAAGAGTATCTGAAAGAATTGTATGAGTTTGGAAAGGCGAATGATAAAAAGCATCGTTTTCAACCTGATATCGTACGTAGATATAAACGTTGTATAGATATAATAATCAGTGTCCCTGATGTAACTTCACTTTGTAAATACAATGGGCTGAGTTTTGAAAAATTATCAGGGGACAAAAAGGACTTTTGCTCTGTTAGAGTAAACAATCAATATCGTATTGAATTTACAACCACAGAGGTGCAAGGTGAAGTAGTGACTACCATCTGTAATATAATTGAATTGTCTAACCATTATAAATAGAAAGTTATGATTAAAATAGATGGCGTAGACCCTAAAATGATAGCTAATAACTTAATTCCTTTTGAACCGACACACCCGGGAGAAGTATTAAAAGATGAAATTGAATTTAGGGGTATTTCTCAAAAGAAACTTGCTAAAGAGATGGGTGTGTCTTATACTGTATTAAATGAAATTCTGAATGCAAAGCGTTCACTAAATACAAAATATGCTATGCTCCTAGAAGCCGCGTTAGATTTAGATGCGGAACCTTTGCTCAAAATGCAAACATCTTATAATTTGCAAATGGCAAAAAAAGACAACAGGTTTATGGAGAGAATTAATAAGGTGCGTAAGATTGCAGCGTTATTATGATTGATGTTAGAGAATTAAGGATTGGTAATTATGTACACCTTTTTAAGAGTTTTATTATAATTTAGGCGTGATTCCATTTGGTTTCACGCCTTTTTGTACCATTCTCTAAAGTTTTTTCAAATACTTTACAGTAACTTTCTAAAGCTTACTTATATTTCTTCATCTCCGGCAAATGTTTCCTTATGTCACTAATACGTGTTGCGTCACTCGGATGCGTACTCATGATCTCTGGTACTGAACCCGATCCGCCCGCCGACATCTTCTGCCAGAATGTGACGGCCACATTCGGATTATAACCAGCCATCGTCATAAGAATAAGCCCCATATAGTCAGCCTCGGTTTCATGTTTGCGTGAGAATGGAAGCATCACACCGTATTGTGCTCCAAGACCATAGACTATATTCCCGGCTTTCTGTATGGCGGCGGACTTTCCACTGAGAGCCTCCCCCAAAATTTTCGCTCCGTATTGTGCAACCAGCTGCTGACTCATACGCTCATTGCTATGCTTGGCCACAGCGTGCGCCACTTCATGTCCGATAACTACAGCCAGTTCGTCATCAGAGGAAACCAGATTCATCAGTCCCTCATACACAACGATTTTGCCTCCCGGCATACAGAAAGCGTTCACCTGATTATCCTTAACCAGATTGAATTCCCATGAGAAGTTCCTCACCTCACCGGACATTCCATTATTTTCCAAGTATTGTTCCGTGGCAGCGGCTATTTTCTTTCCGACACGTGTCACCATCGCTTTCTTTGTCGCGTTACTTGATATCGGTGCCGACTTGATATATTCCGAATACTGGGTCAGACTTGATGAAAGCACTTCGGAGTCGGATACAAACAGCATCTGTTTCCTGCCTGTCAAAGGAACACTTCCACAACCATATAACAGAAGCACGGTTGCAAATAAAGTCACAATTTTTTTCATGCACCTATAATTTTAAAAGTATGAACAAAGTTAACGATTATTTTCTAATTGGGATAAGTCGATATATGAAAAAGCATTGCACATATCATTGGACGGTATTCATACAAAGCGCGACTGAAATGAACATGTCAATATCCAACTTTAACTTAAATCAAGTTTAACTCACTGTTAATCAGATGGTTATATTTGTACACATCGCTAATAATCAGTATCTTAGCTATATAAAAGAAACCAATATTACTAACAATTAAAACATAGAAGATATGAAAGCAACAGATATTAAAATGTACATCAGTACATTGTCTATTATCAAAAAAGGTCAAGAAATTGAATGTGGTGACTTTTTAGGTGGTAGAAAGGTAAATGCCAGTCAAGAAGATGCCTTGAATAGCATGAAAAATGCTGTATATATGTATTTGTTTGCATCTATCATGAAGAAGGATAAAGGTTACAAAACAATGGCATTCACAATAACCGCTTGCAATTCTGCTATTTATGATAACAGCATGAAGACAGAGGTTGTATGTAAGGTTGGTTATAAAGAAATGATACAGCTTATCAAAGATGGGTATAGAAGTCCACTATTTGATACTCGCAAGCTGAAATCATTGGTAGATATGAGACTTAAAGAGCTAAAGATAGCATAATAACCAGCAGGGCGAAAGCCCTGCGCAACAAAAAAGAATATGACCAAGAAAGAATTAATTGCAGCACTTGCAAATGTAAATGATGACGCGGTGGTATTGTTTGGCACGAAAGAAATTCAGTTTTTCGGTGCATTTGCTACACAGGTATATATTAACTGGGATAGTAATGAGGTTCTTATAGCCAATAAGCACACAGATGCCACAACACCAGTTTACTGCGAGTTATTACATGAGGATAAAACGCATTAACATAAATCGGCAGGGCGAAAGCCCTGCGCAATATAGAAGAATATGAAAGAAAATATATTTTTAAAAGCAGTTATAGAAAAACCGTTATTGAATAATGAACCAGAAGTTTTACACCTTTTCGTTCAAATTATCAATGAAATAACTTCTTGTATGTCAGAAGACGAGTTAAGAGGCTGTATGAGCTCTTTAATAGTAAGACACCCTTATTTTAAACTGTTTTTCGATTATGGTTTCGGACATAATCATATGTGGGTGAAAGCATCAGGTTCTTTAGAAAGATTGATATTGGTTGAGTTCTAATCCGGTAGCCTTATGGCTACCACAATATACACGATTATGAAAGCAGATTTAGTTTTAGTTATCAGCCCTGAAGCCCCACTGATGAAGCAACTGGGCAAGGTATTGGGTAAGATGGTAACCCCTTATGACTTCTCTACTATAGAGAGGGGTGAAAAGTACATCACCATACAGCATGATGAAACAGGGCTTGTAGTGGCTTATACGAGTGAAGAAAGATTGAACGTAAAAATGAATTAAGAATGAAGAATGTATTAGAATCTTTGAAAGAAAGTGTCAAGAGTGGCAAAATCACAATCAGAGAGGCAGCTATAAAGCTGCATAAAGCAGGGTGGACGAGTTTTGTAGACGTGGATAAAACGAAACAATTACTTGAATTATGAACTCAATAAATGTAAACGGTTGCAGCGTATGCCAGCCCGGCAAAGAGAATTACACTACCTACAACACCAGGTTGAGAGGTAAAAGAGTGAGAATGTACCAGTACGATTACCGTACTGAAAGTGGTGAACTCTTTGCTTGTTGTGCACCTACCTTAGAGGCGTGTAGAGAAAGACGGGACAAATGGTTGGACGCTAAAAATAAATCAGTATGTTGACAATAGAAATACCAAAATCAAATAGAAGAAAATCCGAGGAAGACGCACTTGCATCTTTCATCCTCTCGGAAATCAAAGAGAAAGGTGAATGTGTTTACTTTCATTATGGCGTAGGATGGGGAAATAACTGGCCTCATTGTTGGGCAAAAAATACTGGAAGTGACGCTAAAGACAGACACCAAATTTCGGAGTTGGCGCACGATAATGTCATAAGAGCATTTATAGACAAAGGCTATTCTGTCGAGTATAGAAGTGAAATAGCTGCCGGAAGATATGTGATTATTAGAGGGTGAACTACAATGGAAACGAAAAGAGACAAAATTTTAGAGAAGCTTCGTAAGCTGATGAACCTAAAAGAATCAGCTAAAGCGTTAGGCAATGAAGGCGAAGCACATGCGGCAGCAGCAGGTATCGCCCGTCTGCTGATGGAATACAACCTGTCAGAAGAAGATATACCAGAGCAGGAGAAACTGGAGAACCCGGTAATAGCAGAAGAGATACTTTACAAGGTTGAAATGAGCAACGGTGTTTGGTATGATTTTCTTGTATCAACGGTATGCGAATATAATATGTGCCGAAGCCTTATTGTAAGCAGGCCCAAGAATTACCGTATGGTAAGGGATAAATTTCAGATCATTGGTCGCAAGAAGAATGTAGAAGTAGTGTTGTATCTGATTTCATTCTTGGCGCATCAATTTGTTATTATCTGGAAAAGGAAATATCCAAACTACAAGTATGAATGTATTCGTAAATATGGAATTACGCCTAAAACGCTTGCTATGTATATGAAATCCTTTCTGTATGGCTCGTCATTGGTTTGGGCGATAAATTTGCTTCCATGAAGCAAGGTTTGGAAGAAACAAGTAATGTAACTGCATTGGTAGTCGCTTCAAAAGCAGAAATAGATGAATTTCTTAAAAATGAGAAGATTGGCAATGCACGAGAATCACAAGCCCAAATTGATAGGCTATGTGCTAAGGAAGGAATAAATGTCGGTCGAAATATTGAAATTCAAAAAGGAATTCATGCCGAAAGTGTAAGTGAAGACAGGAGATTAATGTAATGGGAACCAAAGTAACTAAAGATGGCAAAAGTTTACGAAAACAAGAAAGGATTCAAGATCATACAAGCCACTCGTGGCGAAATGATATGCGCGCTCAGTGAATATGGATGTGTCGGAATTTGCGACAGCTGTGGTTCCAGTAATTGCCAAGATGGATTCTACATCGCAGTCCTTAATTGCTGGTATTGTTCTGATTGCTTCCATAAGTGGTATGCCAGAGCTAAACGCTATGCTTCCGATGAATATGTTGAAAACAAGAATTTTGAATTGTATAAGGCTGTTTTAGGGATCTATTAGTTGTTTATGATGGTAATTTAATTTATAACATTTTGATATCAAATATATTATACATTCACATCTAAATATCAGGATATGAGAACAAAAACAGAAAAAGCAATCAATTTATTCGAGTCCGGGTGCCTGAAAGAAGCGTTATCCATCTTCCGCACCTTCCGCATCGGATTCACCAAAGAAGAACGCAGAACACTGCAAATTGCAAGTGAAAGTCTTGCCGGAAATGAGAACTTCTACCAACAGATAGGAATCGACACAGATTCCATGATAAGCAAATCGGTTGAAATAATCACAGAAAAGTATTTGAGCAATCAAAAAGTTTAGTGTAAAATAGGGCGTAAAGCTTGTTACATTATAACTAATTAGTTATATTTGCATCATGGAATCAATAGAAACTAAAACCACTGATATAAGAACCATATACAAGACAGAGGAATTTGAAGAGTTCTACAATGATCTAAATGCAAGGGTAAAGGATAAGTTCGAGTATACATTTGAACTTGTACAAACGGTGTATGCCTTGCCTGTAAAGTATATAAAGCATTTGGATGGAACAGACTTATATGAAATGCGTGTGTCAGTCGGCTCTAATGAGTACAGAACTGTGTTATTTGCAATTGACAACAGCAATGTCATTTTAGCAACAAAAATAATCCTGCTTAACGGATTTTTAAAGAAATCTACAAAGGATTACAATAAGCAAATAGCCAAAGCAATACGAATTTTAAAAGATTTAGCATTATGATACAGTTAGATGAAAAGAAGTTGGCAAGACTCAGAACAACCAACCAGCAACTTAATGAGAAATATGGGGAACATGGTACAGATACTCGTGAGAAGTTCAATGAGAAGTCGATGGCATGGTATTATGGTGATATACTTCGTGAACGCCGCAAGGAGCTAAAATTGACCCAGAAGCAGTTGGCGCAGAAAATTGGTAAGGAGCAAAGTTATATCGCCCGTGTGGAAAAAGGGGAAGTAGATATCCAGTTATCAAGTTTTTTCCGCATTGCGCGTGCGTTGGGTATCGAGTTTACGCCTACATTTGTTTGAAGTTAATTTTATATTCATAGAACATTTGCTTGCATTAAGGCAGAATGGAGAAGTCCGTTCTGCCTTTTTCGTTTCTGCAAGTAAAAGTTAAATCTTTGTCTTTCAGTATTTTACGATGAAAATAAAAGATATAAACCATTGTAAATCAATTATTTATTTGTATCTTTACAATATCAAAATAACACCTATTAATAACAAGTAAAAGTAAAGAGCAATGAAAACAGAAGAACTTATCAGATACTACAAAGCAAACATTGAAGCTATTGAAAAAGGATTGAACAACGACTCTCTTTCAGCAGATAAAAAATTCAGATTGGGATATACACAACAAGCGTTGGACGGATATAAGTCTGCTTTACAAGAACTTCTTGGAAATAATAACGACTAATAATAGAAGAGAGCAAATGAGCAAAGTAACAGAACTAACAAAAGAGTTTCAAAGAGTGATGTATTCCACTACATATTCATTTGAGATTGATACCGAAGATTATGTTTTCGGATTCAAAAACACAATAAAGAAGCGTACAAAAAGTTTAGCCAAGGCAAGCAAGCTAAAAGTGAAGTTAACCAATGATTGTGGTCGGTTCTTGTCAGAAACGGTGAGAGTTGTTGCTGTACGCTTCTACAAGAATGGAGAGCTTACCAAAAAATTGAAAGCAGAAGAGATATCTGCAAAGTATAACGGATAAATCATAGAACTATGAATACTTATTATAAATTCTGTCCAAATGTATTTTTGGCAAAGTGCGATGAAAAGCACGAAAAAGGAGAAGTTATTGAGGTTACAACCAAGTATGGCAAAGAGAATGAAAGCATAGTTTTTAATCTGATTTTCGAGAAAGATGGTTTCTATTATTACTCTATCGTTCGGGCTGACGGATTTAATGTACAGGAATGGGCGAAGCAAAGAGCGGAACGCAGGCATGATTGGGCATCATTGGCTGCACAAAAGAGTAATGAGTATTTCAATCGCTCGAACAAAGATAGAGATTTCCTTTCCTTAGGCGAACCAATCAAAGTCGGACATCATAGTGAAAAGCGGCACAGGAAGATGATAGAAGATTCCTGGAACAATATGGGCAAAAGTGCTGAGCTCAGCGACAAGGCTGCCGAACATGAAAGAGTAGCCAAATATTGGGAAAAACGTGCTGAAACGATCAATCTTTCAATGCCTGAAAGTATCGATTTCTACGAACATAAGCTGGAACAAGCTAAAGAATTCCATGAAGGTGTGAAGTCCGGCAAATACCCACGAGAACACGCCTACACTCTTACTTATGCCAAGAAAGCCGTAAATGAGGCACAGAAGAATTATGAACTTGCACTAAAGTTGTGGGGAGATGAAGAATAAAGTATACGTTTTATTTCAAACTGATATTTGGAAAACAAAATCAAGTAGAGTGTGTTTCGGTGTATTTCTTTATGAAAATGCTGCTATTGATGCTGCCAAAGAAAATGGTTTATATACCAATGAAAGTGAAGTTGATATTATAGAATGTGAACTTGGAAAATTTGAGGAATTATGAAAACGATAGTAAAAGTCTATCTGAAAGACGAGCATGGCAATGAAGACTGGTTCGTTACCCCCATTAACCTCCCAGAACAAGAAGCGCACGAAAACTATATAGGTAAACGCTTCAATATAGGAATAGATACAGACCATATGATGAAATGTTGGAAGGTTGAGACCTTGAGAGTAGAAAAATAGTATTTTTGCCCAGTTTTATTTGAAAGACAAATAAAATATTGTATTTTTGAGGCAGAAATAAGAGAAAACAGCTAAATTGAAGGAATGACAGAAATGGGATTGTTAAGTAGCCGCCTGTCAGCGGTGAAAAAGGATGGACGTAAACAGTCTGACTGTAGATACTAATTGAAAAGTGCGCCAATATTCCAGTTGAAAATTGCGCCACCATAGGATAAGTATAATGACCTTTGTATAATCCAAA